ATCAGACTCAGGACGCCTGGAAAGAGCGGGACCGAGAGGGCAGGATGCGGGGGGCCTGGGACGCTGTTGAGCAAATGGATCCGACGGAAGTCCTTCGGGCAGTACCAAATGGTGCTAGGTCGAATATAGCTCTACTCATGTCTCAATTATACTCAGCAGCAGCACCACACGCCCATTCACTCACTGCCAGTCGTGGCTGGATTGCTGAGTCAATCAGGATGGGGAACCGCTCCAGGGCGCTCAAGACCTGTAGTGCACTCACCAAAACAGAACTGGAAGACTGGACCAGTGTTGGACGCGTGCGCAAGACTACTGGTCTTACTGATAAGAACATAGCCATGGCCATTGCAGCTGGTGTTTCGGCAGGGGACCTGGTGGCGAGGCCTCCTCTTGTGAAAGGTGGCAAGCTGGAAGCAGACGAGGAAGCATGGACGACATCCAGGACTGGGGCACAACTTGTTGAGGAGTCCACGACCAATGAGTTTGAGAAGCTACTCAAGATGGCATATGACAATGGTGAGGCCACAGCCACAGACATTCAAGAAATGTTGGCGTATACGCCGTCTTGGCTGGCTTCAACGTCCAAAGACGAAGGGGACACGAACCCTGCCGATGCCACGCCACCTGTGAAACCGGATCCAAGGCTGTCACCCGTGCTTGACTCCCCTGAAGCCGACCAGCATGTTGCCCTAGGCGGCAAGACCGTTGAGGCAATCAAGACTGGGCTAATACCTGGCAAGGATACCAATCCGCAGGATTTTGGGAATCCCTCAGCACCTATTACCATGTCGCCGGGCATGCCACCGAAGAATACCTCAACCCAAGGACTGCCAAGCAGTACAAACCCAACCAACAAGGACAATACCCCACCTTCAACCCAGGCTGGCGATGCCAAGACAGCAGTTGTGGCGGAAACGCTGCGCATGGGCTTCACGGAATAGGTGACCAACTACGCAAAGTGAGAAGTTTTGAGGGGCTCCGAGCCTCCCCTATTGGGGAGGCTACCCTTAAAACCCTTTTTATGTCCAGTGTAGCAGGGTATGAGGACTACCTGGCATGTGGTGCGGCACTGCTGCCACCGCCCTTAGATGGTTGGGGCCTGCCACACCCATATGCCGGACTTATGGGGCCGGTTGCAATGTCAGAAGCATTTTCAAAAGGAGACTCGGGTACGGGATCAATCATTCAGCTCACGATTACAACCGTATACGAGGTGTTACAACGTGCACCCAACAGTTGGGAGAGGGAGCTGATGGGAGCCAATCTGGGACACATGCAGTGGTCGGTGGCAGCAATGATACTTGGTATCAATTCCCTGTCAGCGGCACACCGACGTTTACTGATCGACGAGTATCACATGCATTGGGTGCCGTTGAACCTGTGGCGTGTGGTATTCAAGGACTGGATAGTGGCGTTGCGGAGGTGCCCGATATATGGTGCCGACAGAACGATACCACCTGAAGAGGTGCTGATGTTGCGCAAGGTATTCAACTGCACGTTCCGTAGCAAAGATGAGGCTGATTTCGAGGCTGAGGAACTACGTAGGACCAAGAACACCCCTGCACATCTTGGAATGCGGGCAGACGGGCTCTTTGACAGACAAACATGGAACAGGGAGCTGAACTTCCAACTGCGCCAACTTGCATCACTCGTTGTGTCGAGCACCCTTGATGGTGCTAGGCTGGACAACATGCAGGACTGGTGGAATTCCCGTTGGGCTTGGACACCTGCAGGATCCTCGAGTAAGCGCAGTGTGGTCAACGACATCAAGCAGGCAGACGAGCGGCTTGGGTCTGACGCCAGACCAAATAAAAAGAGTGTATTTGAGGAGCTGCCGGATGATTATGCTGTGCATCTGCGTGACTTCTATCCATATTACTACATGGCGCGTGCCTCCACAAAACCAGAGCCTGGAGGCAAGGCAAGGGCGTTGTACGCAGTATGTGATGAAAACTTCATCATCACTGGTTTTGCATCAGTGCATATGGAAAAGAACATGAACGTCTGGGGAATCAAGGCAAAGCAGACGCCGGCCGATGTGGTCGAGTGGATTGCCGTGGACAAGAGGCGCAAACCTGGACAGGTATGGATATCACTTGACTATGCAGACTACAACACTGAACATGAAGATGCCACGCTCTCGGCACTCAATTTCCACTTGGCGGCGGCCTGGACCAAACTTGGTGGTGCTCATGCAGCTGCACGTGACAAGATGCGATGTGCCTACTGGGCAGCCCGGGCACACCGCAACAAGTGGGTGTCCCATGATGAACGGCTTTGGCGCACATGGGCATCATTGTTCTCTGGTGATAGGGACACTGCCCGTGACAACACCATGCTGCATGGGGTGTATTCACGCATGATGCTCACATACACACACCACATAGACCCAAGTGCCAAAATCATATCAGCAAACTATACAGGGGACGATGAGGACACGCTCATGAACGATTGGGTGGCTGCACTTCACTACATGATGATGCATCATCACACGGGATTTGTGCTCAAGCCTGCAAAACAGATGGTATCGGCAGTCATACACGAGTTCTTGCAGCGGATGGCCATACCGAACGCCACGCCGACGCGCCCGTTATTTGCCGTTTTGGCTCAACTGGCGTCCGGCAACTGGTATAAAGACGTATATATCTGGTATGACTCAGCGATTTCATCGGTATCAGACAACGTCTGGGAGCTGGTATCACGTGGCATGCCTATCGCGTACGGAAGGCGCCTTGCTGTGGAAGTGCTGAACGCAACCATGCGCCTGCCCATTGATAAAACCATAATCGACGGCATCCTGACCACAAGGTGGAAGAAACTGGAGTGGTGGGAGTATCGCAACGGCGGTGCCCGGGTACACCCACTGTGGGCAGGCACGGGTGACATTGGCAGTGTGCCGCCGGCAATATCAGCAAAGCCTATCCCGTCAACGGCGGCACGTGGCAATGCCTCCAAGGCATGGGTGGCACTCAAGAAGGCAGAGTTGCGCATTGATGATACTGCAGCATGGGAACAGTATGCTGAACACTGTGTGCGTGAGTCATACGCTGGTCTATACGTGCGAACGCGGGCCGATGCTCACAAGCACTTTGGGCGAGACGTGTGGCCGGAGCGGCATTCCAACCCTGTGAGGTTGGATGTGCCAGGCCCATATCTGCCCAACATGGCTGAGGTGGAGCGACTTCTGCTCACAACCTCAGTGGACAGGCGCCCAGCCAAAGAGTCAGAGGTCCTGGCTCGTATGGGGCTTGACGCACCAATGGTTGCGGCACTCGGAGGACTGCACACTGTGTTGCAGCACATGCGACCTGATGTGATGCGGTTCTATTCCCGGCCTATGGCCGAGGGATATGTGCCATTACACTTGTACTGGCTCGACCCAGCAATCCGGGCTTGGTACGGGAGTGCAGGGATATCCCAGGTAACGGTTGCCGAGATTTACCAGCGGAAACTGCTGGCGCATTGGCCTGGAATGTTCACCACCAAAATGAACTTGAGCAACATAACCATGCGCTACCTGTATCTCGCTCCGAACGGTGCGGGTAAGACGCACTTCACCTCTGCACACCCGTGGTGCGCCGATTCAGATGGGATAGTGTCGACACTACAACTACATGCCGAACTACACTACAACTCCAAACTACCAGACATGGGAAGGCATCCAGCAATAGCCGACGCTATAGAGGATGTCTTGATGAAACGGAATTATTATGGACTCACCACTCAAATGGACCCCTCCGAGTTCATACCACGGCCACACGAACGGCAGTACTCAGTCAGGGTGTTTATCATACGCCCACCTGCAGCAGTACTGACGGAACGGCTGTCACAGCGTGGCTGGTCCGATGTAAAGATCAAACGTAGGATCGACCGCTGGGATGGTATCATTTCCCGAGCTCTGCATAACCCATCATGGCTGTCTGAGGACGAGCTTGCCACCATCGAATGGTCAGAGTCATTCCCAGACCACACAAACCTTAATTAACAGGACAATTCCCGCTAAGCGGGAATAATTCGGCCCCCGAAACCTAAC